TGGCGGCACCTGCAGTTCACGGCCTTGCAGCGCGGCCAGGGCGGCGGTGGGCAGATCCTCTTCCGAGGCTGAGTCACACAAGGCCAACAGCGCGTCCTCGATAAGCGGCTGCAACACCGACACGCGCAACAGCGCTGAAGCCGCCGCGCCATTGCCGACCAGGCGCGCACCTGCGGCATCCGCCAGCAACTCGCGCTCGCGGCTCCAATGGTTGACCGCGTGATCAAAGCGCTGCATGAAAAACACGCCGAACAGGAATGACGGCCGCATCAGCCACTCCTGGATCAGGTCACTGGCCAGCAGGGTATCCAGCAGCACCGCCAGGCTGCGATTGACCCCATCGTAGATCGGCAAGAAGCGCAGGCTGTATTCGGTGTCTTCCCCTGCAAAGTGTGCGAGCTCATGGCCGATCACCGCGCCGATTTCGTCGCGGCTCAGCAGGCCGAGGTACAGCAGCGGCACATGCAAGGTGCGTCCATGCAGCGTGGTATGCGCCGGTTGCACGTGGGCCTCGCTGGAGGTCACGTAAAACCCTTGGGTCAGGCTCACCACGATATGGTCCGGTGACAGCGCGCCGAGCTTGCCGGCCAACGTATTCACGTCGCGCCACAGCTCCGGCGCCTGTGCGTGCGTCACCACCGCCCCGAACATCTCCAGCGGCTCGGGTTTGAACATACCCAGCATGTGTCGCGATTGTTTGAGCAGCAGCCAGATCGAATACAGGCAGAACGCCGCAATCACCGCCAGCACGGCCATCAGCTTGAACTCGCCGCGACCCAATCGACCGATGTGCCACATCGCCAAGCCTTCGAAACTCAAGGCCAGCGCCACCGTCGTCGCCATCGCCACCACATGGCTCACCAGCACATAGGGCAACAAGCGGCTGCCGAGGGCGAACGCCTGCAACAGTTTTTCCCGCGACTGCCGCGCACGCCGCCCCGCCCACTGTGTGCCGGCCAGCGCCGCCACACCGATCAACGCCGCCAGCAGGCCCAGCCCCATCACCCACGGCGCCAGGGTGCGCATGCCGCTATTGATACGTTGGGCGGTGGGCAGTTCGGCCGTGATTTTATCCAGCCGCTCGAGCGCCGGCTGGATGCCGATTTTTTCCTCGCCCAGGTCGATAAGGGCCGTAGGGTTTTGCGTCGCCAAGGTCTGCAGGGTTTGCCGAGTGGCGCTGACATCGGCCTGGTAGTTGATCAACCACGCGGCAGCCTCACCCGCCCGCTCACGCTCCCAACCGCCCAGAGCGGCGAGCAGCAGCGGGACAATCACCAGCAAACAGATCAGTTTCAGGGCGTTCATGGGCATCCGTTCGCAACGCTTAGTCTTGACGGCGTTATACAGAAAAACCGCCCAGCAGGGCACCAAAAAGCCCCGGCCTGACCAGGCTGGGGATCGGTAAAACTCCTCTATCGAGTGAGAGCTGTCACGTTCGTAATCACTGCGAATGGGGGGCGTAGTTAGCGCCTGCATCAAGTCGGGTTCTCAGGCTCGGCCGCTGGGTTTGCAGCCGGGGGAGTGGGGAGCGATTGGGAAGATAGCTGGGTTGGTGGGATTAGGTGTTTTTATGGGTTAGCCATAATTGTTGGCAGTTCATAATTCAGCGTAAAGCTTGGAAATTGAATCTTGGGTATAGAGGTGGGGGATTTTCGAGGGGGTGTAGAGGTGTGGAGAAAGGCGGGCGGGCATCAGCTAAATACAAACACCCCAGAAACAACAAAGCCCCTGCATTTCTGCAGGGGCTTTGTTTTGTATGGTGCGGCACCAGACGAACGGTATCTTTCGGCGAGACTAGGTTTCCTGCGGGTCTGGAATTCGGTGGAAAATTCGACGTACCCCAATCTATAACTACAAATAAATCAGCTAGTTATGGATCTCAGTGGAGTCTAACCCGGGATCGATAGGCCCTGAGAGTATGCCGTGCACGATACTTGAGCTGCGAGTGGGCTTGCCGAACTCACGCATTTCGTTAACTGTAAAAATCAATGTCATCAGTGAGGGGGCATTCCATAGCGTCCATCAACGTCCGTATCGACGACGACCTCAAGGCGCTTGCATACCGCGAACTGGAAAAGCTCGGCGTTTCGCCTTCCGAGCTGATGCGTCAAGTTTTGCAGTACGTGGCAGAGCGTGGGCAGCTACCTGGTCTTGATGACCGAAGACGATGAGACGCTGCATCGCAACGATGCGCGCGAGCGGCTAGCTACACCCGAGCGGGTAAAGGTTTCGCTAAATTACCTATAGCCTTGAATCTAATGCGCGGGCTTCGAAGGAGTAGCACAAGCTGGCGCTACCGTTCGGCAACAGCTCAAGAAGAAGCTCGCTACGGTTCTGGTCAACCCGAGGGTTGAGGCGAACCTCAACGCTCTAGGTGGGAATCACCCTGAATTTTTCAGGGTGGACTCGAACGTTCGTCTGTATATGTAAGCGACTGGGGCTGACTGGCTCCTGTTGACCGATTATTGCCAGTCACTAGTCGAGGACAGGGAAGAGAGGCATCCACTTGACCTCCGAATTTCCCTCTGTCCAAAGGATAGGTAAAGTGGTTTTAGGTACGCTATATGGAAATACTAAAAGTCGCTGGAAGTCAGAATAGCCTAGAGAGCTTTCCAATCTCCGTTCTTCGTCCCATCCCTTATCTATAGCCATTTTCTCAAGTATTGAATATCCCATATCAGCACAGTATTTTTTTAGGTCGTCCCTTTCAGTCTGGCTTTCCCAAGGCACAGCGCTTGCAGAGGTAAATGCTTTGGATTTTGAAGGTTCGGGAATGTCGTAAATAATTTCAAAATTAATCTTTCCGTAATGAAGCTTGGAAAGCTCGTCTTTCATACGATTAATTGCAGTATCACAGGCTAAGCAGTAAGCAAACACCAGTGTCCGTTTACATACGGCTGTTTGCTGGGATTTTGAAAGAGCATCGCAATGTTTGGTGTGGTGAGGTTTTAAAATGCGTTCACCCATTAGTTCCTGCATAATATGAATAGATTGCGTGCCGCTGAGGGTGCAGTCATCGACAAAATATATCCGATCTCCTGCCTTCGTTAGACTTATCGCATGTACCAAATCGTCAGCAAAAACTATGCTAGTTAATCCAGAGTGAGATATTAGGTAGTTTATTATGGCAGTGCTACCTGTTCGATCCCCCAAAGGGGCGACGACGATTTTTCCATGATTTTCTGATTCGGTTCTTAACATACTCTCCATGGCTTCCCCAAGCTGCCAAAGAGGGTAGAATTTTAAATGATTCAGTAGTTTTAATGCCGCCCTTATTCGTCCAGTAGTTACGAATTGAGCAAGAAAGCGTTCAACTCGTTCGACAGTGACTGGAATTCGATAGGAGGAAAAGCGCTTAACCAACTCGACTACTGATCTTGTTTCTGTTGGAGTTAATCCTTTCAATGCGCGCCTGCCGCCTGCAAGGTCATTGTAGGCGAGTGCTTCTGATTCAATGCGCTCGACAACCCACATGAAAACCTGGCCTGCGGTGATTAATCCCAAGCTACTACATGCGTCGTACGCGTCGTACATTAGCGCATGCAGGTCAGTAAAGGTGTTATGGCTGAATCCATATTTTGGCGAGAAAGAATCACTTTTGTTGTAAAAGCGTAAAAAAGTATGTAGCGATATTACAGAGAATAACAAGCGCTCTCTAGGATGGATGTTTGCCCAAGTGGATACGCTTTGCTGTCTGAAATAAACCAGATGATATGCCAATATTGCGCTGGATAATCCGAGTTTCAGGATTTCAGCAACTATTATATAAGCGAATAAAATGTAGCTTTTAAATTCTGCGGAGCCGGAAATTATTGTAGAGGGAGGAAGAGTTTTGTTGAGGTTATGGATAAGATCTTCGATTTGCAGCATTAAAGAATTTCGCTGATCATCATCCACTGCTTCTGACCAATGATACAATGGTTGGATCAGAGCAGGGATTGCAATTGAGGCGAGTGATTGAGGGTCTGCATATCTTTTACTAATGCATTTTTTTGCATAATCCTCAAACTTACTAATATGCTTTGTTAGTAGTCCAAAGCTAAAACGATTTTTTGGTAGTTGCATTAGGAAGCTGGCATGCGCCTCAAAATCTTGCCCGAGGTTTGAAGATTTCGTTGCGTTGTATATTAGTCGCGAGAACTCTGATCTCTGATTCTCTTGGAATTTTTTGAATTTTTTATAGCTGTGAATTCCGTTATCTTCTTGTTGTATTGTTCCAGGGGGCGTGGAGAATATAGAAAAATCAAAATTGAAATAGATTCTTAGATCTAGGAATCGTTGGTCACCTAGAATTTTCTCTTCGATATCAAGTTCTTTATTTTGGGCCAGGGGTGACGTTTTTTTCATAAGATGTTTACCGCTGTTGGCGTGTGATTTGTCTAATTAGTTTGTAACTATTCTTCAATGTCGTCGATTAAACCTTTTGCGCGTCCTCAAAGGCTTGAGTTGGGATTTAACAAAGTATCATCTGCTGATGTGAAATTGGGTGCGCCAACTGCGTTTGGGTGTATGAAACAGGCTGTTTGCTGAGGAAGTGGTATCGGTTAGACTGAATCGCCCCTGATTTTGTAGGCACCTTGAACTGATTAGTTGCCACGAGGCGGTTGCCGTCGGTGACGACAGGCCGGTACCACCCCATGACGAATATCATCAATGCACGTCCTCCAAGTCCAAAACTAGCCATCCGAATATTTTTAGAAAATAAGAAAAACGCAGACTTAGAATGCTAGGTCGAGCAGCCTGGAGCCAATTTGAAGCTCTCGCCAGACTGAACCCTCCCAAGCAAGATGACCGCAGCTTCCGAGTATTTTCTAGTAAAGCTACTCGCCGACTTTCCGGTTTTTAATTTGAAGTGGTATGGGTTGTCGGAGTTTTTCATATCAAAGCCTGTCATTTGCTCCAATGTTTCAATTAGCTTGTGCGCACCATTCCAGCTATTAAATCCAAGCTTCTCCGCGACTAACTGGAGAGTGTACGGATAATTAGCATTTACACTGGCAGGCCCATCCAGAGATGTGATGCCTAATATTTTGGCGAAGTTCTCATCGCTCTCTACGGCATGTTCTAGCATAGAGAAATTTACCTCTACCTGTTTTGCCAGAGTATCCCTCCTCACCAGATTGAAGGCCCGCGCCATTAATGCTCGAAGTAGCTTTACGTTAATCTGCTCTAAAGTTCCATTGTTTCCGAACGCCTTAAATACCCACTCAAAGGACGATGCTGTAATGCTTTTTACGCGAATTGTCACATCTTCTCCGACGTTGATGATTCTTTCACGAGCAGGATAAGACGATTCGTTTACATCTTTATCCCATTCCAGTATGTAAATATTTGGAGTTAAAGCCTGGCTTGCTTTAAACATGCGAGTGACATCATATAATATGCTTTTTATATTAGGGTCTTCAGCTCGGTACCCAACAAATAGAAGCGGGTGCTCTGCGAAGTATGTGAGTAGCTTTGCGCTTAAGTACTTTTTATCTGCCTCAAAGACCTGATAATCCTCATCAGTTAATACAAGCGATAAAGGGTCTGAAATGCATCCGTGTATCTTAAAAATTTCGCCAACCGACAAATAAGGCTTGCTTAGTACCTGCTGACCTACTACTCGCTCGAAATCTGGAAAAATCAGCTCTAATAATTGGTCGTAGTTGGTGGTGATAAGCGCGTGCGGACTCATAGACTGTAGGGCTGCTATTTCAGCATCTAAGTCGTCTGCGCCATAAGAACCAGTTTCACTTGGTCCCATTCCATTCAAAATAGTTACAATTGTATATTTTATAAAAATATCAGACGGGTATTCTTCAGAAAAGTATTCCGCAGGAAATTCATCTCTACCCTCAGTCCACGCCCACTCACGAAAGCAGTCAGAAAATATACTTCCAATCTCAACTAGGCTTTTATTCTTTTGTTTGTAGTAAGCCAAGTCCAAGCTAATGTTTGGGCATCTCGAAGCCAGGACTTTTAGCAGTTCCTCCCAACTTGGCCCCTTAGAGTATCTTTTCGAAAAGCCGGATCCGACAAATAAGATGGGCTGGCATGCGGCCTGGCCGAGAACGTTAAGTATGTCGGAGGTCACTTCCTCTTGGTACTGCTCGTAACTTAATGGCATATCCCTCGCTCCCCAATACTTATCCGCAGTTGTATTCAGCTGCAGAAGTGTTTCAAAAACAGCCTAGACAAAGTATTTACTTATAGCACAAAAAACTTACCCCATCGCCAAAGCTCACCAACGGCAGGCGCGGGTCTTTTCCCGTCGCTAACCTGCCCATGAGTGTCCATTCCTGCCCGTTTTCTGACCTTCGCTTAACGGTTGAACTGCCAGGATTTTCCTAGGCGATAAGTGAGTAATTGCATGGTCAGCAAATAGTAATAACGCGTCGAGTCAGTGCGCTGGTTTAGGTGGTGATTTAAAAACCACGCAAGGTGTTTTCTCTGCCAAGTCCATGGATTGTCGCGTTGCCAGCGCTCAACGATTGCTGTTTGGATAGCCTCCGCCTGACGAAGGTGGCGTTGGCGTGTGGAATGCGACCCGGTCAGAACGCCGGCCAGGAACAGCTCCATATCAAATGGTTGGCTCATGTTCGACTGCCAATGTAAGCCGACACCACGTCGATACGGCCGTGCCCCAGCTCATAGCTGACTTGGTCTCGTGCCTCCCGATCGAGGCGTTGGTCGAGCTGATAGCAACGGCCGCCGTTGATGGGCGCGGGATGCTGGGTGATTTGCTCATAGCGTTCGCACGCATAAGCCGCCCGCAATTCGTGGAAGCCTTTGAGGTTGTGCTGATGGAGGATATCTCGGGCGGGGCGGGCGATTCCCCGTTGGAAATCGAGGTAGCTTTCGTCCGGTGCAAGTAGGTTGCGGCTACTGTCGGGTGAGACCTGTTCGGCAAACCTCAGCGCGTCACGAATATGATCATCTATCGTAATCCAACGAGGTGCTGACGCGCCTGAACGGCCACCTTTGGTGCCGTCCTGGATGTTGATCTTTTCGAATTGCTTGGCTTCACGTTTTAGACGGGGAAGGTCGGCCAAAATCGCCTCGCGCAAGCGCATGCCGGTGGCTCGCGCCAACTGAGCGATGGCCGCCGCGCGCGGCATTTGGTGTTCGCAGAGCACGTCTACGATCCGCTTCACCTGTTCGCGGTCTTGGCCTTGCGGAACCGAGCAACGAACACTGGTGCGCTGCATTCCCAACGACTTGCTCGGACTCGGCACTTTCACATACTGATCTCCGCGAAGCGCGGCCATGGTCCGATTCACACTGGACAACCGGTTTTGCGCAGTGGCGATGCCGATAGCACCGTGTTCAACTTGTTGGCGCAGATGCTCGGTGTAGTCCAGCAAGGTCTGCCGATCAATCTGTCGCGCATCGTTGACGCCTGGCCCATCCTCCGACCGACACCAGCGTACAAACGCCTGCCACCGATCACTGTGTGCTTTGACCGTCCCGTAATGCCCACCGCCAAACAGGTCTTTCAATGCCTGCGGTCCTGCATAGCTCAGTTGCCGGCCATAGCCAAAATTGCGTCCATCTCGCCTACCCACCAATCCCATGATCGAACTCCTCTTCAAGCCAAACGTTTGAAGCTTCCCCCACGTCATCCCGCCATGGATGTTGAGTGTTATCAGGGATCAAGGCCCCTGCGACCTGTGAGGGTTGTCCACTAACGCGGGACTGGCGGCTCTTTACGACCGGGAGCTTGGGCATCTCATGATCTGGCCTCCTGAACACCGATTCCGGTGGGCGGGTGGAGACTGCATTGGCTGACGAGGCCAATGCCGCGAGATCCTGAATCAGGTGAAGGCAGAGATGCGATGACCGGGGCATACCTGACTGTCAGTCAGGTGCAGCCCATTCCCTGGGCTGCGGCACCATCATCTGCACCGCTGTTGCTGGTGACTTCGGTGTTTGTCACGCCTCTTGTCACGAGGGGGAATGCCGCAAAGCCTTGTACGAGTTGGGCTGCAGCAGCGGTAGGAGCGCCCGTCTCTTTCCGGGAGAAAGAGACGGGCGCAGGTTGGCGCAATGAAATGGCCACGCGGATAGGTTGCTGCAGGGCAGTTGGGTACGGAGATGTATTTGCCGCAATGACAATGATCTGAAGCTGGCATCCATCACTCGGTGAGTGACCGTGCGAGCCGCCGGACGCTAATCGCACTTTGGGAGAACCACCACGGTGTGGCGTAGCCTTAAAGGTTCTGGCTACCTGGGTTGCTGTCAACGACAGCGCTTTGCCCGATCTTTTCTACGCCTGTGGATAATTTGGGTCAAGGCTCGAATTTTCGGGAATTCTGCGGCTGTGGATGAAATTATCCACCGGTGGAAATCTATGGTTTTCCACAGACAATTTGCGTGGGCTTTAGATTTTTTAAATGAGGTCCATCCAAGCAGGGCGGCTTTGCAGCCCCGCTTGGATGGACCCGCGTGGAAGGGCGGACTGCGGTGATCTCATTGGCTTACCCACGTTTGGATGCGCCACGGCTATTTTGTAGGGCGGTGATGTTGTCGCCGACGGGGTGAGCGAATTCGTGGGGCGTCACATGCCCATGGCGGTTGGCGTCGATGTAGTTGCTCCACCACGCCATGATCAGCCGGCGCTGCTCCAGAAATTCAGCTTTGTGGATATACGCGGCACGCACGCGGTTGCGTTCCTTGTGGCTCATTTGTCTTTCGATGGCTGCGTCGGTCCATAACCCGGACTCCAGCAGGGCGCTACAGGCCATGGTCCTGAAGCCGTGGCCGCACACGTCCTTGCTGGTGTCATAGCCGACGTTGCGGAGCATGGTGTTCACTGTGTTCTCGGACATGGGCTTCCAGTACTTGTGGTCGCCCGGTAGCACCAACTCTGAAAAGCGACTGAGGCTGCGCAGGCGCTCCAGTATTTCGATGACCTGCGGCGATAGCGGAACCATTTGAATGTCGCCGTTCATCTTGGTCCCGCGTGTGGAGTTGCGTACCCCTTCAATCGGTGCGCGCGTATCGGGGATTTCCCACATGGCGCGTTGGAAGTCGAACTCACTCCATCGAGCGAAGCGCAGTTCGCTGGAGCGGACGAATACATGCAGAGTCAGTAGCACAGCAAGGCGCGTTAGCTCGCGGCCGTTGTAGTTGTCGATACGGTGTAGCAATTCGGGTAGGCGGTTGAGGGATAGGGCCGGACGATGGATTGTGCGTGGCGCGTGAATCGAGCCTGCCAGATCCAGTGCAGGATTCATGGTGATCTGCCGAGCCCTTTTGGCCCCGCGCATGATGGTGGATAAGTAGTTCTGTACCCTTAACGCCACATCCATGGTGCCGCGTTCCTTGATGCGCTGGGTGATCTCTAGCAGGTCGTGGGTATCGAGCTCAGCGATGGGTCGTTGGCCGATCAGCGGGAAGACGTGGGTGCGCAGTCGGCTCATTACGGTTTTCGCGTGTCCTTCGGTCCAGCGGCGGGACATATCAGCGTGCCACTCCAGGGCAACGGTTTCGAAAAGCAGTGCCACCCGCTGGGCTACGATCTTGGCCTTCTTCTTTTCTTCCATTGGGTCGAGGTTGTCGAGCAGCAACGCCTTGGCTTCGTCTCGCTTACGTCGTGCGACGGAAAGGGTAACGATGGGGTAATTGCCGATGATGAGCGTACCTTCCTTGCCGTTGGGCTTGGTGTACTTCAAGCGCCAGGTCTTCACGCCATTGGGTTTGACGAAAAGGTACATGCCGCCACCGTCGAACAGTTTGTAAGCGCGCTCGCGGGTTTTGGCCGTGCGGCATTGCAGGTCGCTGAGAGGGATCGCTAGACGTGGCATAGGGGTACGCGCTCCTGACCGGAAAATCGCAGTACCCCTAACATACCCTCGGGGAAGGGGGATTTTGTTGGATCCCGACAGAGGGTCCTGGAACGAAAAAACCCGCCAAAGGGCGGGTTTTCGGGGCTTCCAGAGCATTCAGTAGAATGCAATGGAGCCTAATGTGGTGCCGGCACCAGGAGTCGAACCCGGGACCTACTGATTACAAGTCAGGTCAGCTACTCAACAGAATTAAGGGCTGGCGCCTTTTTTTTGTACGTGAACAACAAGGCCTCGGGCTTGATTTTCCTGCTATGGCGGTTGGCAATGTACGCGCCTGCTATCACCTCTTTTTCCTTAGCTGAAACCTGTGTGTAAAGCTGTGGATAACTTGCGTGAAATGCAAAAAAGATTTAGTATCCTTGTGACTTTTCAGGGGCGGGCCGATGTCTAACCGGCATGCAGAAGAGCTCACCTTTGACTAATCCTTATGTCATTAACGTCTGAATGGAGGCTTTGATATGACTGAATCTATGCAAAGCCTTTACAGTGCGTTCAGAGCCCATGGCCTGCCTAAGCGGCAGGTACAGGCGTTTCTACCTGCTTGGTGGGATGACGAGATAGCTGAGACGCCTAGCGGTCTCCAGCAGGCTAAGTTCATCTTGGCGCGTGCCTTGAATCTGAAGCTTCGGTCAATTGCCGAGACGCCTGCGCGTATCGAGTTTGATTTGCCTGAGCAGCGCCGTTTCAAGCTCATAAAGGGGACGACTGCTGACGACGTTGAGCTTGCGGTAGCTCTGGCTCGCAGTGCTTCCAAAATCGTACTGTCCAATATTGAGCGCCCTTATGTGCGCCCCGTCTCGGCCGCTGAGATTCGGAGTCAGATATTGGCTTCTGGCAAGCCTTGGGTTGGCCTGAGTGACCTACTGGACTATTGCTGGGAATGTGGAATTCCCGTGATTCATCTTGCTTCTTCAATTATGAAGAAAAAGATGGATGGTATTGCCATGTCTACAAATAATCGCCCATCGATTGTTCTTTCGTCGAAGAAAGAGTGCGGCTATTTGCTTTTTCACCTAGCTCACGAGCTTGGACATATCGCTTTAGGACATGTGGACGCTAATGGCGCCATCGTTGATACGGAAATTGCAAAAAACGATGACGGTCGTGATGATGATGAAGTTGCGGCAGATGAGTTTGCACTTGAGCTTCTAGCGGGAAAAGCATCAGCTAAGCTGCGGCTAGGTCGTTTTATGCCGGCTCCAGATCTTGCTAGGGTTGTAAATAACTATGGTTCTGCGAATCATATTGATCCAACTCATGTTTTATTAAACTGTGCTCACAATGGTAATTTTTGGCCATTGTGTACTAAAACGCTTAAGCTTTTGGCTCAAGGTGTGAGTGATAAAGCTTTAGTGTCTAGTTATTTGTTTTCAAATCTTGCGGAAGAGATTAAAGAAGATAGTCTCGACTTGCTAAGGGCTCTAGTTGACCCTGAATGATCCTACTGTCCGATAACGACTTGGTGATCAAGCTTGCACAATGTGATCTACTGCAAGACACCCTCGGTAGCTTAAATTCAGGCGCCAAAGACTGCTTCGTCCTTTCTAGTCTCCCCTACAGCCTGCGCTTGAAAGATCCAGACAAATCCATCGAAAAATACGTCGGAAGCTCACAGGCTTACGAACGAATTTGCGGGTTTCTTGAGCAATGCAGCGTGCTCAATGACGCTAAAGTTGATTTTGATTTGATCGATCACATGCAACAGATCGATGAGGTTGATCCCGGAGAGTTTGCATTGTTTCTACATGCAAGCGATCGTCACGGCTGGGGCGAAGAGTTCAAGATACTGACAGGCGATAAAAGGGCGCTCTCCGCGATCTGTTCGTACGAGCATTTTGATACCGCCTTTTCTTTCCTCCCTGGAAATGTCGATTGTCTGGAGTCTTCAATGTTAAGACTCATTAACTATGCCGGATATGAGTATGTCAATGAGCGCGTGTCAGTTGCTCGAAAGCAAGTAAGTGAGAAGAAGTACGATAAAGTTCTTCGTTCTGCGTTTGGCGACGGCCGAGATGAACAGCACTGTACTGAATGTCTTAAAAGTTACATGGTTGATGTTATAAAACTTTTCACTCCGAAGATGGATTAACTGTCGGCACGCTGAGATCGTAAACGTCCATCATCGATTCGTCTTTATGGCCTGACGCTTGTTGCTTGTCTGCCCGGGTGCCCACCGTATCGGTGATGCCCTTACGCTTAAAGTCGTGCATCCCAAACCTCTGCTCTTCAGTGAGCACCTTCTTCTCAATCGCTTGCATTATCAGTCGCTGGAAGGCTGTATCAAGCCCTGACTTCGATAACTGCCTGCCGGTAGCGGCAATAATAAGGAAGCGCTGGTCTGCTCGGATTGGCACCGGCACTCGCTTCCGCTCCCACGTTTCTGACCTGACGGCCTTGGCCGCGTCCCAGGCGGCACGCAGCCGAGGAGTCCACCTGACGATATTGTCCCGACTGCCTTTACGACGGTTGGTGAGCACCCCTTCGTTGAGTTCGTTCTCGTCGGTGAGTGTGATCGTCTCGATCCCGCGCAGGCGGCACAGGTATCCAATCTCCATCACATACCACAGGTAAGGCGAGCAGGCCCCAGCCTGGCCGCTCTTGAGTTGGCCTTGCTGCTTTGCGAACCTGATCAGGTTGACCATGACCGTGTCTTCGGGCAGTCGGCGCTGCTTGCGCTCTTTCGGCGACTCAATGCCCTTAGCCGGGTTGTCCTTCACAAAACCACGGTTACGGCCCCACTGCATTACTCGGCGCAGGTAGCGCAGTGAGTGAGCGGCTTTGGAGGGAGTGCCATCCTGGGCTATCTTGTCGATGATCCGCTGGACGAGCGCCGGCGTGAACTTGAGCACCGCCAGTTCGCCCAGCGGTTTGCCAAGCTTCGTCGGGAACGCCAGAAGCACGTCGCGGGAGTAGACATAGTCGTCGTGGGTTTTCTCGCTGAGGACCTTGTACTGGTCACTCTTGTGGAACTCATCACAGAGGTATTGCAGGCTGTCGCGGTCTACGCCGTTGCGCTCCTCGATGAGGCGGTGAAGCTCTGAAAGCGTCACATTACCCGCGCAAAGGTTCTGCCGCTGTCGCCGCCCGGCCTCATTGAAATACAGGATGTACCAGCACCCAGCGCCCCTATGGTCGAAATAGACCGAGCGCGGCAAAGCCGCCTGGTCAATGTGCCCAGGGATGTTTGGATTGTGTTGGCGCTTTCGACCACGTTTCATACGATGTCCGCACTGTAGCTGTCGGTATCCACGGGTTTTAGCCCGCCCGCCTGGTTGATCAAATCCACCGTAGTCCAGGGCCCCTTTCGTCCACTGAAAATTCGAATCCCTTGGGAGCGCAACGTTTTTTCAACGTCTGCCCGGCGGCTATATCCCGTTACGCGTTGTAAGTCTTCAAACTCAAGTACACGGGCTGCGCTCATGCTACCTCCAAGGTTACTGGCTCCCAGGCCGACTCGCAGAGCCCGTAGGCGCTGGAGCAGGCAGAGGCGTCAGTAGCAATCATCAGGTCGTATTGGATGCCGCCTCGGGCTGTCTTGGACCATTCAACGGCCTGGCGGATGCTTGCGATCTCCATGACTTCAATGGCTGTCATGCCCGAGATTGAGCCTTTCGGATGCTTGGCATTTGATCCGGCAAAGAACGTGGCAGCACCGCGTTTGCTGGCCTGCTGGACGGTTCGCTCCCAGCGATCGATCCGGTCAATCGCTTCGGGGAACCGCAGGGCAATCTCGCGTAATTCATCCTTGCGGCAGTTGATGCAGGGCATGCAACCGACACGCCCCATGCCTTGTGAATAAAGCGGATTCGGTTTGATGCACATGTAGCGGTGAGCTTCGAACACCGCCGGGACATCCCACTTCAAGATCGGGCGGTAGTTGAACAGGCCACCACCGACTTCGTCGCATTCCGGCAGATATCGTCTGTTTAGCGACTCGTCTGCGCGCACACCCTGCCAGCTCAGAATCATGTCGCCGGCACCCATCAAAGGCATGACTACTTGCTCAAGCATAGGGTCACGCTTCAGCTCCATGGTGCAGAACTGGGCCTTGCGGCTAGGGAACCGGCCTTTCCAGATGCACAGATCTAGGAAAGGGTTGCCGGTGGGCTGCAGCACGTCCAGCGCTGCAAGCACAACCTCCTCTGCGATACCTTGCGCCCGCCACTTAGATTCGATAAATCGGCGCTTACCTTCAATGCGCTGGGTAAAGTCAGCGCGCACCCGGGTTATTTTTGTGCATGTGGCTTGTTCCAGATAATCAAGGTACTCGTAGGTCTGTTGGTGCTCGTTGCCGGTGTCTGCGAAGACGGCCTGCAGGTTGGGTGCCTCTAGGGCAATGGCGACCAGTAGAGTGGCAGTGCTGTCTTTGCCGCCGCTTAGGCTGATAATGTTGTGAGCAATCATTGATGGCCTCCCGGAGCATCGGTCATTTGCCAGGGGAGAGGTGTGCGCAGTCGAGCTTTACTTTCAAACGCCTCCAACTCTTTTTTGCGATATTTTTCTGCGTTACGCACGAGTTGAAAAAGTCGATTTACTTCCATTTTTTGAATAACTTTCAGCTGGCTGCAGGCTGCAAGAAACCCCCAAATCCAGGTGCTGGTCCGAGCAAGCTCCTCTTTTGTAGCAGAGTTTCTTAGGGCCTCTAACTCCATGACGAGTGAGCACAAGTCAAAGGTTGTTGGCCTATTAATGTTTTTTTTGCGAACGCGATTGTTCCATTGTTCGGTCAGCAAAGGTTTGCAGTCTTCCTTCACGCTGTAACGTATGTTTGTGGAGGCTCCGCATCGTTCGTGTTTGCATTCAATCCAATGGCCGCCGTCACCATCGTGTGCGAATTGAGCATTACTTCCGCAAAAGGGGCAGCGCAATAATGGAGCGATTTTCTGAGTATTCATTGATGCACCTCTCCTGTTACATCCGAAACGATTGATGAGCGCGCGACGGCGGTAACTTCTGCTCGGCGTGTTGTGCTCCGTCGGATTGGATCTCACACACGAATCTGTGTCGTTTCCGGTTGGGCGCAGTCAGCGCCTTGGTCAGATCAGGCAGAACGTCAATGCATTGCTCATAGGCGTGAGGTCCCTTCCAGCTATCAGCCTTCACCACCTGGCAGTCTGTACGGGTTGCGTCCGCGCACAGGTACAGCAGTAGGAAAACGGTCATACGCCAACCTCCTGCTGCGCCACACTCAGCGCAATCGCCACCGGCTGCACCCAAACCGAAACGTTGCTGAGCATGAACGTCTCTCCTGCCTCGGAAAGCAGCAGTGTCATGCCGAACACATCGGCCATTGCCCTGGCTGCCGCACGGGGTACTGCATTCCCAATCCGCTCCCGGTGCTGGCCGTCGTTGATTCCGTCCAGACGGAAGACTCCCGCCTGTTCAATCTTGCGAACGCGCTGCATGCGCTCGATCTCATGGGCGGTCTGTGGATCTGCTGACCAGTGATCTTCTGGGTCAAATAGTGATTGCAGCGCGGCCAACTCCAGGGTGGTGAACGGCCGGTGCCAGGTCCCATCGAGGCTGGTGATTCTGCAGGTCAGTCTGTCGTTGGGCGCCGGCATGCGCTGATCTGCAACCGACCAACGTCCGTTGTCGTGGCACGCACTGGCGGACACGGCGCCGGCCGGCGTGTTGTAGTCGACCACACCATAATGCCCCCCGGTCAGGTATGCATCGCCCTTGGTGCGCGACATTCCTGGGCGAGGATCTGCGATCGATAACGCGCCGCTGGCGACCTGTTGCGAGCCAGTCACAGTCTTGGCGCTCTCGCACCAGGGCGTGATCCGCAACTTTTGCGTGCTGGCATTCGGGTGCCATTTTTTGTAGGCGGGATCTGCCACGGCGAAAGCGCCTTGCCCGGTGGTGCTTCCGGCGATGACGGTGCCTGCCGGCTTGCTGTAGTCGGTGACCAGGTACTTGCCGAAACCCTTGGACGGTTGCCGAGGGTCGGCCACGGCCTGCCCGCCAGAGCTCGGCCCGTGTCCTGCAGTGACAGTGCCGGCGGTTTGATCATTGCGTACCACGCGGAACACATTATTGTGGCGCTCGCCGGTCATGCGCGGGTCAGCAACGCTGAACGTCCCTTGCCCCGGGCTGCGCTGACCGGTTACGACACCGCAGTGGCGGTCATAGGGCAGCACACCGAATTGGGTGTACTCGAATTTGTTGGTGGGGCGCGGATCTGCCACGGAAAACTTGCCGTTTATTGGGCGGCTCGCACCTGCAACCACCCCGGCTGTATCGTCCCAATCGACAACCCCGAGTACGCCGTTGTGGTAGTCAGGCACAATCACAAAGTCGCGTAGGTGCCCGTCCTCGATCGCAAACCGACTCAGGCTGCGCCAATCCTTCCCGGCCTCGACCAGGGCTAGGCGTACCCATGTTTTCCACTGCAACGCCGGCACGCGGTGCATCGGCCCTGCCTGATCTATATCGCCTGCCAGCGGCATGCGGCTCAGCACGTCACCGACGGCACGCAGGCTGCGTTTCTCTGGTTCGTACAGGAACGCCGGGACCTTCTCTACGTGCCTGGCCACCAGCAAGAAGCGTTTTCGACTCTGGGCCAATCCGCCAATTTCGCCACAGTCGTGGGTGGTTTCAGCCACCGCGTAGCCGTAGTGCCTTAGCAGCTTGGTGATCTGGTCCAACAAGTACCGGCCACGGGTAGCCAGGCGCGGTACGTTTTCGAACACGATCAGCGACACCGGGTTGTGCTTCCAGGCTTCGCACATCAGCCATACGCAACGCAACGTCAGCTCGTTGAGTGCCCGATACTTGGGCGTCTGGCTCATAGTCTCGGACAAGAGGCCCGAGGCCCCCTTGCAGGGGCTGCTTATGAACACTGCATCTGGATCTTCGTTGCCGGCAGCGCGGCGCAGATCTTCGGCGGTGGCTTCCCTCCATCCTGCGGGAGGCTGCTGGCCGTGGAACGCCGTGAATTGCTCGCGCGTGAATAAGTCCATGAGCGTGCCAGGTACGCCGGTCATCATCTGGAAGTCGCGCAACCCGGCCGGGTCGACATCAACACCGCCCAGGCAGCGCCATTCAGCTTGCACTGGTCCCAGGACTGGTTTGGAGTCGTTGAAGCCAGCAGCGCCGCTGCCGAGGCCGCAGCAGAGATGGAAGTGGGTGAGGATTCGCTTAAGCATGGGAGGCCTCCCGCGCGGCAAAGCAGGAATTCCCCGAAACGTGCATATACCCCACGACAGGCTGCGCGGGCGGGCGTCCCGAAGCGGTAAGCGTTGCATCACTGACCGCTGCCCCGCGCAGCTTTTCGTGGGGTATACGTGCCTCGGCAGTGGCGCTGGAAGGAGCAATAATGACTGCTGCTGCGCAGCAGAGACTGTTTGTTTCTGACGTGTCGACACCACTGGTGCTGCGGAGCAAAGCGGGCAGGGCGCTGGTGTTTTCCTGTTGGTTCTTCATGCCGCTTTCCTCCGATGTTCGACAGAGAGTTGGTCCATCAGGCTCTGGTGGTAGGTGAGTCGGGCTTCTGCGGCAGGCCATGGACGGATGATTTCGGCCATAGGTTGTATGCCGACCAAACAATCCCAGATAGCCGGATCGGTTGGCTTGAGGTCGCGGCGTTCGGTGGCCAGCGCAATCAAGTCGGCCTGGTGAACGCATGCAGGAAGTTCTGCAGCAATGTCGAAGCGCTGGCACACGCGTTGCCATACCCAGTCTTCAAAGTCCTGGTATGCATGTATCCACTGTTTAAGTGGTTTGGTCATGTCGCCCAGGTACGCCTCTGGCGCGTCGTGAAGTAAGGCAGTGAGCTTGTGTTCTTCCGGCACCAGCTCGGCGACGATGCAGCTATGTTGCGCCACACTGTAGAACTCACGGGTGTGCCCGTTGAAGCGGCAGAGGTGTGCCAGTGAGTGGGAGATGTCTCGGGGATCGATCATGTCGGCGTCAGGCTCGAACAGATCAAAACGTTTGCCGGTGTGGGTTAGGATCCAGTTCATGCGGCCTCCTTCACAAGATCGGCCAGCAACAGGGCGTTGTCAGCTGCCTTATGCAATTCGCGCAGTGCGTCGTAACCGATCAGCGCTTTCAACTGCCGGTCGAACTCTTTGTTATGGCGAGTCATTGCGTTCAGTTCCTTCATAGCCTTGGTGTACTGCTGTTGCAGTGTTCCAGCGGCCTGAGGCGTCAGACGCAGCATTGGGATGGCGCGACTCATGCTGCATCCTCCTGATATAAGGAATCCAACTCGGCAGCCATGCTCAAAGCGTGGTCGCGCAAAACGAGTGCTTGAGTGGCGTGGTTTTCGGATTGCAATGCGCGGAATGTATCGGCGGCGAGTTTGAGCTTTCCGGCTATATCCAAAAGGATCTGCCGGTCCTGTGGCTCGCGGATCAAAATCAGCTCCAGGCGCGTGCATCGCTTCGTAACCTGTTCAAGGGCCGTGGCGCCTGACGACTCGCCCTCCTCAATGCCCTCGATGTAGCCCTTGGCGTGTCCGTCGTCGTAGCCTTCGCTCCAGCCATCCTTCAGTCCGCCTCGATACCCGACCCAGTACAGAATGGCGAGTGCAATTACGAAGCTGATCAATGCGAAAATTTCAAATGCAGTCATGTGGTTTGCTCCTACTGTTGTCTTCCGCTTGGCTGGTGGTGCAGCGGTCGCGGTGGTGCAGCTGCTATCGAAGTGTGTCGGTTAAAGATTCATCGCTCGTCTGGCTGGGGTTGAGTTTTTGTCAGCTCCTCGTCTGCGGCATCGGCCTGGGTATCAATGAAGATGGCCAGATGGCGGATGTCGATAAAGCGGGGGCGCTTGGCGCTGGTATCCAGAGTGGTGATGGGTAGCGCTACACGGCCGCTTGTCAGTGCGCGAGTGAAGTTGTCCTGGTTCAGATTGCTGAAGTAGCGTTCACGTACCTGTTCGACGGGCACGAGCAGGTCTCCGAGCGTTCGGTACAACAGGTCAACGGTCTGACTTCTGGGCGCTATCGGCAGGCGCAGTTCGTGCTGTACGGAGGCCGTCATGCTGCATTCGCCTTATCTACCTGCGCCTTGAGCGTGCCAAGCGTCAGCTTTCCGGATGTACGTCGCGTCGATTCTTTAGTGCGCGGTTGGTGGCTTGCTCGAATGTCACGGTTGATGGCTGCCAGGGCTGTACGTGTCGTGCTGCCAAACGCCACGAAACGCGGCAGTGGTGAGGTGCTGTCTAGCGGTTCGAGAACGGCCCCCAACTCAACGCCCTCAATGCCGCTGCCAAGGCGCAGCATGGCGCGAGCACGGTAGTTGGGGCCGAGATCGATCACGAGTTGGTCGAGAGCCGCCGCCAGTTGCAGGTGCTCGATTTGCAGCGGTGCGCCAGTGATGGGGAGGGAAACACCGGCGGCGGTCGCGGCTAATGTCAGGTTGGCCAGAATTTTCTCAGGGGTACGGCGTTCTTCGGGCAGGTTCAGCAGCTCGATCAGTAAGGTGTCAATCAGTTTGCGATCCATGTGTATTCCCTCGGGGGTGGTTCCAGGCGATCTCAACGTGGGTGCGCACAAGATCGCGTAGGTGCTCCGGTACCTCTGCCAGCGCGGCGATGCGTTCCTCGCGAGTTCGCATCGCCGTGATCTGGCGGGCGTACTGGCGCGGCCATGCTTCGGGCTGTCTCATTACGCGACTTCTCGCGGGTCAGGCACGGCGGGTGGTGCTGGGCATTCAATACCGATCTGGTTGGCTAGCCAGGAGATGCCGATCTCAGTCACACGAGTGGTACGTTGGTATTGCATCCCGTATTCCTCGTGAAACCAGCGGCTCTCGCGGGTGACCAAAAAGTCTTTGGTTGCGGCTGGGTTAGCTGGCAGGTTTTTTTTATCTAGCAAACCTTTGTCGCGCATGCGTTTCATCAATTCGCGGTGACCCAGACCAAGGCGTTGGGCTGCGCGTTTGAGGGATATGCTCATGTAGGCACCTCACGCGGCGGCCGCGAGGCTGTTGCGGTAGCCCTGCAGGAATTGATTAAGGTTTTCAACCAAGATTGCGTAAGCGCGCTGGTTGTCGGCGGGCAGGGTGAGTAGGCAGCCTGCGTCGTCGTCTATTTCGATCACGGCGATAAAACCGCCGCGTGGGTTGCGCTGTATCTTTAGAGAAGGCTCCAGTTCGTCGGCGATCAGGTGGTAGATGCCGCGCCCACGCCGGATAGCCAGACGTAGAGTGGCCTCTATATCGCTGACAGCTTCATGCTCATCTACGTCGGGCACACCGGTGGGGCTGCGGCCATTGGCGATACCTTCGATAAAGCTCGCAACGCGCGTGGCGTTGTTTTTGCGGTGCTTATCGAGAGTGACTGATGTATTGCGCGTCCCGCAGATGCGCACCATCACCGTGATGCCGGCGGTGCATTGTTCGATCTCAACCTGAGCCGCTACGGATTGGCAGCCATCACACGAATGCAGGGTGTGATTGAAGGTGCCGCTAAGGTTTACCTGGGCCTGTAGACGGATGTAGGCGCTGGCGTTGAGAGATAGTCTACTCATGCTGCACGCCCTCCATCGTCAGGATTGAAGGGGGTTGGCGTTGGGCTGGTAGTTGATTTGCGTTTGGTAGGGGCGAAGGCGCAGCCGTGGATTATGGCTAGGCGGCGCACCTCGAAAACGCGGCTTTCTGGGCACTTTGGTAGGACGTGCAACGTTGCGGTTTGCATGGGAATTGCCTCGCTCTGTGGTGGGAGAGTGGGGCAATTAAAGTTCTCTTAACTTTTTAAGTCAAGAAGGCTTAATGTATTTTGTTAAGAGATCTACAGCTAGAGGGCTCCAGCGTGCCATACGGCCCGTCCGATGATGAGTAGATGACCAATGCTTGTATCAGTAGCGCTCTCATCCGGATAAGCGCGTTTGTCCTCGTTGTCGCTTCGAATTATCCAACCGTTGGTGAGCGTGTGGACTAGGCGCTTGATGCTGATGTCTCCGTCTGGGCGCTGAATTGCATAGATTCTGCCGTTCAACGGCTCGCGCTGGCCTTCGTCAATCAGCAGCACATCATCATCAGCAATGGTCGGGAACATGCTCATTCCTGTGCTGTAGATGACCTTGAGGTTCTTTTCCTTCAAGCCCATTCGGGTAAGCCAGTCTCTCCTAAACATTAGGCCGCCGAGGTCTTCTATGTGGTGGTTGGTGTGGCCCGGGCCTGCACCCGCCTTGGCGGTGAATTGGGGAATCAGCACATGGCCCTCCTCGAGGGCACCGGCGTCATATTTGTCCCCTATGCCTTCGGCAAGCCACTGGGCTGAGAACCCGGTAGCGCGTGCGAATAGGAAAAGATTTTCAGCCTTGAGGCTCCCGTCTCCCTGCGCTAACTGGCTAATTCTGGCAGCACTCAGGTTGGACTCTATCGCCAAGACGCTGGCTTTCTTTCCGCACTTGGAAATGGCGTATGCGATTCTTTCTGCTGGAGTATTCATTAAGCTAGCTTAAGGCTTACTTTGTTTGGAGTCCTTCATTTGCTTGCCAAATAAGTTAAGTGTACTTACTGTATTGGGCAGGCAAACAGGAGAGCACCATGCTCACGACAGAAGTAATCGCCTTCTTCGGAGGGAAATCTAAAGTGGCTGCGGCTCTGAAAGTCTCCCCCGCTGCAGTATCGCAATGGGGCTGTGAGCCGCCGCAGTCACGCCAGTATCAGGTTCAAGTGCTTACAGATGGAAAGCTCAGGGCGACAGATAAAGCGTCAAGCCAGCAGGCTGCTTAACGAAGTAAAAGGCAGAGCGGCGCGGAGCAAACCAATACAACGCGCCGTTCCACCACCCCCCAAGGCACGGATGCCCTGGGTTGCCTGCTAACCCACCACGGTCTGCAGGCTGTAACGACAGGGCACATGCGGAGCGTGTGCCTTGCCATTGGGGTGCAGCCGGGTTTTCTACCACAGAGCAACCGGCTGCATGCGACCACCTGTGAGTGACCACGGCGCAACTGTACCAAACAGGCATGCGGCGGTCACTGGCAGAGTTTTTGGAGTTTTGCCATGAACCGTAAACAGTTCAATTCCATTGAGCGCGCACGGCGTTCGCTGTTGACTCTACCGCAAGCTTTGCTCCACGCCGCACGTGATTATCCAGGCGGAGCCACTGCCATTGCCGCTATCGACGGCGGCAACGCCACCACCCTCAATCATAAGCTGAGCCTGACCAACACCAGCCAC